GACCAGAAAAAGATAATGTATGGGAATCATTCTCTACGAACCATAAAAATATAAACCATGGAAACAAATGAATTGACACCCAGGATCCTGAAGATGACGACCAAGACGGGGTTTGTGGAGTTGTTCTGGGAAGCCGTCAATGCGGATCAACAGCAACACACTCATGAGGAGATATATGATATACTGGAAAAGGAATATCAGCAGGTGTTTAAAAGACGCCGGTATACCTCGTTTAAGAGTTTCCGGAGACGGAGAGATCAATAAAAGTTGGAAAATGAAATTTGGAATTTTAGATAATAGCCGTATATTTGTGACATTCGACGCCAACGAATGCACTAAATATTCTTTTAAGCAACAGTCATTTTTATGGCTTTGTGTAAGCTATTGTCTTTATGATATAAGGCTATCACTCCCCGTTGGACTGTTGCAGAAATGTGATAGTGGTTCGTTGGCGCGAATGGGAGGCGGTAGCCTTTCTTTATTTACTAATTTCAAATTTCATTCAACGATGCCAACGAACCTGAAATTTGCAAATGACGCACAAGGTGTGGATAATGCACGTACTTCCCCACGAAAAAGGGAAATCCCGTCTTTAAGTTTAAAGAGACAGTTAAAGCATTTGAAAGCAATGATCCGGACGGAACGAAACTATAAGCTACGGGCTTATAGTTTTATTCTGGATAATTGTATTTTCGATTGCTACAGTCATTATTGTATGACGACACTGCCTGATTCTATCCCCGATGAATTCATTGAAATAATGGATATCATGAGCTTGAAAACAGATCCCCCTTATTAAAAAATGATGCGTTATGGAAGAGTTAATTAAAATTACAGAGTATAACGGTAAGAAAGCCGTTTCCGCGAGAGAATTACATCAATTCCTTGAAATAAGTACTCGGTTTGACATGTGGGCTAAAAGGATGAGAGAATACGGATTTAATGAAGGAACAGACTTTTGCACGATTTTGAGCGAAAGTACAGGTGGCCGTCCTTCCTTAGATTATGCTTTAACTCTTGACACAGCAAAACACTGGGCTATGATGCAACGTAATGAAAGAGGAATGCAGGCGCGACAATATTTCATCGAAGTGGAAAAACGTGTCAATCGTCCTTTATCACATGCTGAATTGCTTTTGCAACAATGTCAGATGTTGGTCGAACAGGAAAAGCGTTTGTCACAGGTAGAAGAAAAAGTGGATCGTCTTATCGAGGTGCATGAGGAAGCTGAGCGTGATCTGCATGAGTTACCAATTTCCGACAAAGAAATCCCGGAAATGTCTCTGCGTGATCAGATCCGGATGTTGGTGAACAAATACTGTGAAGTTTCCAGTTTGGGACAGCATCAGGTTTGGGATAAGGTATACACGACATTATATTACTCCTATCATATTCCGCTCCGTTCATATAAGATGCGGAAAGGGGAAAGCCTTTTGGACGTTGCTGAGCGTGTCGGTTGCCTGGATAAGATCCATGTGATCGTCTCCGGTTTGTTCAAGCGGCTCAATTTTATAGAATTCTAGCTATTAGTTAGCAGGACTCTGATCTGAAATACCGGTAACCTTATTGGTTATCCTGTCAATTCCACAAAAGGAAACGAGAGGATAACCAATATTCCCGTATCAAAAAATCAGGTTTCCGGAGAAATAACCTCGGTTTTTCTCCCGGAAATATATAGTTTACGGGGAAATAAGTACACAAAGAAAAAGGAAAAGAAATAAAAAGAAAAGAGAGTTTCGGATATGGAGTTAAGAGAAATGTTTATTTTTGTCGATAGAGAAAATAATATGATTTATTGAAGATGTCAGAAATTGAAAGTGGATTAAAAGAATATATAGAACATTTTGGTAAAGAGATAGTTAAAAATTTGGATGAACTGAATTTTTATTATAAGCATGAATTCATTTTTTTCTGCGAGTTCAGGACTATTATCTATGAAAATTTGAATTGTCTTTTATTAGGATTATATCAGGCCAGTATTTGTATGACTAATCATTTGTTGGAACGAATGCTGAAACATGCTTTAATTGATTTTGAAATGAAAGGATGTTACATTGGCAATCCAGCTTTTAATGAAAAATTAAAGGAAGGATATCGTCTATATGATAATAAGTCTCTAAATGATAATATAAGTGCAGCATGTAAGAAAGGTATTATAACAGAGGAAGAAGGAGGAAAACTGAAAGAATTAAAAAATAAATATCGTAATCCATATTCTCATGCATCTGTAAAAAAAATTATTTCTGAAAAACCTGAACTAGTGAAAGGGTGGATTGGTAAATTTCCAGTTCCTGAAGAAGACAGTAAGCCATTGAGGAATATCACAGTACCTTCTGAAATATTTTCTGAATATTACCAAGCTGATATAGCTAAAAAAGAAGCATTTCCTTATTTTAAAATTGTATTTGGAACTATGGTTGCAATTGATCAGAGATATCAAAAATATAAAGAATAAAGCCTTGCAGACGCAAGGCTTTATCATTGTCTAAAGTTGTCTGAATTATAAGGATGCTGTACTTAATTCTACACCCACTTCTTTATCGCCTTTAAAATTTTATTGGTTGTTTTTTCATCGGCAAAAGTAACTTCGGTTTTGTATAGCCTCATTTGATTCGGTAATTCCGGCATAGATCATAAATTAGTAGTAAAAAAACGTACATTTATTTGGTTGTGTACATATTTTTACTACATTTGTAGTGTAATTAAGTTCTTTGATGCTATGAGTTACAAATCAGTGAAAGAAGTTGTAACACTGCTGGTGAAATACGATTTTAAACTGGTGAGGCAGACAGGAAGTCACATGGTTTTTACTAACGGTAAGCGTGTGGTTGTTGTTCCAAATCACCGGGGTGGTATTGAGAAAGGCACTTATTACAGCATCTTAAGACAGGCAGGGCTGAAGTAGCCCTGCCTTTACAAGAAAAGGAGATGAGAAATGAAAACAGTAAATGTAGTTATTGAACATGCGGAGACAAACCTGAGTGCATACGTGGAAGATGCACCTATCATTACTATTGGAGATACGATCGAAGAAATTGAGAAAAATATCAGGGAGGCTATTAATCTTTACCTGGAGACTTGTAAGGATGAGAATATTGATCCCGGAAAAGTATTTGAGGGAGAGTATGAATTAAAATTTCAGCTTGATGCTCCTACCTTCATCAATTACTATAGTAACATATTTACGAAGGCAGCCTTGAGCCGTGTGACAGGCATCAATGAACGTCAGTTGTGGAGATATGCCGCTGGCAAGAATGTTCCCCGGAAAGAACAACTTGAAAAATTCCAGAAAGGGATAAATAAACTGACAAGAGAATTACAATCCATCAGCTTTTTATAGAACTTAGTTACATTTTGAAGAGGGTATGTTCTGAAAAGGGCATACCCTCTTGTTTGGGAGCCATTCAAATTCTTTGATTTTCTTTAAA